ATTGCTTGCGCCGGCGTTGATGCGTTCGAGATACTGACCGAGGCGCTGGTGGTAGGGTTCACCGGGATCGGCGTAAAGCAGAAGGGCGAACACCGGTTCTTGCACCTGGACGATCTCAAGCCGGGAGAGCATACGGCGCCCAGGCCGACGATCTGGAGCTACTGATGGCCGACATGAGTCAGTTAGAGCTGGACCTCGACGGCGGCGTAGAGCTACGAGAAGAAGGGATGGCTCGGGCAGCGACTAACAAGCAAGAGATGTTAGAGCTATCGAGAGATGTGGCCGAGGAAATTGCCCGATTCAATGGAGTTGTAACCTCGGATGATGTAAGGTATCGCCTCAACCTGGCGCCGAGCAATAAGAGAGATAGTCAAAATTGGATGGGCTCGATATTTAGAGACTCGCGGTTTACGTGGACCGGCGATTACGTAAATAGTAAGATCCGCCGCAACCATGCGGCACCGATCAAAGTGTGGAAGTTAGCGCATTAACAGACTTATAAACAACTACAAATGACCACAAAGAAAATAAACTACAACCGCAACCCCAAGGGGCGCCCGGTCAAATGCACCGCGGAACAGGTGACCGCGGCGCTGATTGCTTGCGATGGCAACTTGACCGCTGCCGCCGACAAGCTCGGGGTCGTTCGGGCGGTGGTATACGACTATATCGAGCGCTACAAGCTGCAAGAGGTACTCGACCAGAGCCGGGAGAAGATGGCCGACGAGGCGGTGGGCCAGCTTCACCGGCTGGTCAGGGATGGCAACCTGGGCGCCGTCATATTCTATCTAAAGACACAAGCCAAGAGCCGCGGGTTCACCGAGCGCATCGAGACCACCGGCAAGGATGGCGATGCTATCGAAGTGCGGCAGATCAAGACCGAAGGCCGGCCCGCACTGTCGGATCTCAAGGCAGCGCTCAGTGGCAACAGGGTAGCGGAACTGGTAGAGGATGAGTAGCACGGTGGCAAAGGTAGTAGAGGGTGAGTAGCGCCGTAGTAGCGCCTGAGAGCTATGCCTGGGCTGCCCAGGAGGGACCGCAGCGCACGGCGATCTGGATGGGCGAGGCGGTGCAAGAGCTGTTTTATGGTGGCGCCGTCTTTGGCGGTAAGACGAGCTATTTGCTCGGTGATTTCGCGCAAGACTTAGCGCAAGGAGAGAACTGGCGTGGGGTGCTGTTTCGACAAAGCTACCCCGATCTGGAAGAGATCATAGATCAATCGCATGAGATATACCCATATGTAGGCGGGGAGTACCTGGTTGGCAAATATACTTGGAAGTTCCCCGGGGGCTCGATCCTTCGGCTGCGACACCTCGAGAAAGAGACCGACTTCTCCAAGTATATGGGCTGGTCGTTGAGCTGGATCGGGTGGGACGAGCTGCCGATGTGGGAGAGCATGAGACCTTATAAGATGATGTTGTCGAGACTACGCGGGCCGGCCCAGCATAAGAGGGTCAGAGCTACCGGCAACCCGGGCGGGCGTTGCCACCAGGAGGTGGCCGAGCATTTCGGCATCAGCGGCTACCCTGACGGCATGGTGCCGCTCGAGGATAGCGCCAGCGGCATGGTCAGGATGTTCGTGCCTTCGCGCATCCACGATAACAAGATCGGGCTGGCGGCGGACCCGGGCTACGAGCAGCGCCTCGACGGCCTGGGCGACCCCGAGCTGGTCAAGGCATGGAAAGAGGGCGATTGGGATGCGATCATAGGCAGCTACTTCTCGATGTTCAGCCGGCGCGAATGCGAGGTAGAGCCCTATAAGATACCACCCACCTGGCCCACGTTTATTTGCATGGACTACGGCGAACACAACGCGACCTGGGCGGGCATCATAGCCGTCGATTACGATGACGATATATGGGTGGTAGATGAGTATTACCGGGAGGGTGCCGGCGGCGCCGATCATGCGCGAGGCATCAAGGCGATGATAGACAACTGCCCCTATGTGACCGAGAGGCCGCGGCTCAACCTGGCGCCGGCGGATATGTGGACTAAGCGGGCGCCGGGCGAGGCGAGTCAGGCGCTGGCGCCCAAGGACAGCTTCGAGGCTATCGGTCTCCACCTGACGCGGGCCAACAGCGCCCGGGTGAACGGATGGCGCAATATAAAGGATCTAATGTATGCGGGGCGGCTCAAGTTTTTTAAGGGGCGGACGGACCAAGTGGTGCAGAGTCTTTCGACGGTCCAGCGCGACCCGAAGGATCCCGAAGACGTTCTCAAGGGTGGTAACGATCACCCTGCTGACGGGCTGCGTTATGGCATTAATCACACGTATAAGGCGCGTAAGGCGCCCACCAAGCCAGACGGCGATGGGCAGCGACTTCTGGACCTGTTAGGCAATGACGATGAACCCAAATATAGGTATGCGGGATGAATAAGCAGCAGTTGGTATTCTGGAAGTCAGAGCGTGAGATGTTGGATCGCCTATACCGAGATCGGATGCGCGATTGGCAGCGCCTGACGGACCTCTACGACCTCAAGTTCGACCAGCGGATACGCGACCTCGACCCGCAAGATTTGGTGCGGGTGAGCCGCTTCTATCCGATTGTCAGGCAGATCGTCAGCACCATCGCCTTTAGGTATCCCAAGCAGTTCTTCATCATCGAAGATGAAGAGGGCGACGATGTGGCCGAGCTGCTCGAGCGGGCGTCTGCGGCGTTCATGCAGCTTGCTAACGTCAAGGACCATGTCCACCAGGCAATATTTGACGCGCTCTTTACGGGTGTAGGCTGGCTGCGGCTCGACTTCAACCCACCCGGCGACAGTATGGTGGCGCCGTATGTGACCAACGACGATATGGCCGAGGACATGGTTAGCGTTAGTAGGGTAGCGCCCGGGTTTGTCCATGTGGATCCCACCGCGGCGCCGCATCGCCTCGGCACGGCGCGGTATATACGAGAGCGTATGTGGGTGCCGCTGAAGTTTTTGAAGGACGATCCCGAGATACAGCAGAAGAAGCAGCTCAAGGCGACCTCGGTAGGCTCGGACGATGAGCTGGCGTTTGGCGAGGTCATGGGGGTGCAGACCGACACCGAAGAGATGCAAGCGCTCAAAGAAAGCGTAGACAACGGCGACTTCGTCCTGGTGGATCGCATCCACGATAGGATCAACCGCAAGCTGATCATGTTCGCGGATAACGTAGACGAGCCGATCCTCGAGAAGGAGCATCCGTTCGTCAAGATGAGTTTCCCGCAGATGGTTAATAGCATAGGCCAGTTGATCTTCGAGGAAGACGAGACCGGCCAGCTCACCGAGCCGGTGCTGGACCTCGAGGCGGGAGAGCCGGCAGCGGGATTCTTGGTTGAGAGCGGCTTCCCTTTTGTGCCGATCAAGTTCGATATGAATGCGAGTAGCTACTACCCGCAGCCGCAGATGGCGTATCTCGAAGACATCCAAAACGGCATTATCGAACAGGTTAGCCGGCGGGCCGACATACTCAAGCGCACCGCCCGCCAGGGTGTAGTCAACGAGTCTGAAGCGCTGGCCAACCCCGATCTACTCGAGCGACTACGCAAGGGGAGGGACGGCGAGTTTCAGACGATGCAAGACATCAACGGCATCAAGCAGCTCGACTTCGCCAGTGTGCCGGCGGACCTATACCGCCATGAGCAGAGCCTGTTGGCGTATGAGGACCAGATCGCGGCGGTGCAGCCGCCTACCGCCGGCGAGGCCGATAGCGCCACCGAGGCGGCAGTGGTGGCGGCAGCAGCGCAGCTCAATGGCAACTGGATGGAGAGCAAGGTAGCCGGCGCCTACGAGCTGGTAGTGCGTAACGCATTCCAGGTCATGGGCGACCCGAGGTATACACCGGAGAACTTCGCCATCAACATAGCACCGGACGGTCAGAGCATGATGGTGCGGGCGCTACGCAACAGCGACTTCCTTTGGAATTACCGCATCCATACCCGGGTGGGCTCGACGCAGCCGCTCTTCGAGCAGCTCGAGCAAGACCGCTTCCTGGCGTTTTACGACAGAGCCGCTAACCGGCCCAATTTCGACCAGATGGAACTCGACAAGGCTATGGCGGCGGCGTTCGACATTGTCGACATCGAGAAGCTGATGGTCACAGACAACAACGTCGAGGCGCAGCGGGCGGCACAGCTCGAGAATGACCGATTTGTGCAGGGCGTCGATACCGAGGTCTTAGAAGGCCAGGATCACAACACCCACGCCGAGATACACGCGACCTACCGGGAGAATCCGATTTACCAGCAGCTTATGCAGGGGGCTCAGATGGTTGGTCCTACCGGGCAGCCGCTCAATATGCAAGCGGCCCAGCAGATGCAGATGATCGACCAAATGGTAATGGCTCATGTACAGTCGCATCAAGAGATGTTGGCGGCAGAGGAGCAGGGCGCCGCGGGTAGGCCGTCCGGTGGCGGCGGCGGGTCGGTAGGTGCCGAGGATCTATTAGGACAGGTGCAATCGAACGCGCAGAAGACAGCCCAGGCCACCCAGGTCGAGGCGAACGAGATGGTAAGGGGGAGTTGAGATGATAGAAAAATTGGTAAGGGGGAGTTGAGATGGCAAAAGAGAAGGTAGCGGCGAAGCTCAAGGCTAAAGCCAAGGGTAAGACGCCGGCGGCCAAGACCGATAGCGCCATTTTGGGCGACATCGTATCTCGGGCAAGGCCGGCGAATGCGGGCGATGTAGCAGTCTATATCGTGACGGCGCCCGATTTTGAGATACTCAAGCAGTTAGCGGGAGAGGTATAGGCGGATGGCCCGTAGTGCCGTTTTTGACTCATTAGCGCCCCTGGTGGACTACCTCAAGGGGGATAGCAAGGTATCGCTATCGACGTTGGCAGACTACCTGACTACTGAGGATGAAAACCGCCAGGTATCGTTATCGGGGTTGGTAGATGCGGCGCGGCAAGCCTATCGCCCTCAAAGCAGCTACGGCCAAGATGTAGTAAAGCCTACGATGGATTTTGCCATAGACAAGATGGCGCCCAAGATAGGCGAGATGGCAACGGCAACGCCGGCGGGCCTCGGCGCCATAGTGAGTGAGGATGTGCCGGCGGCGGTGGATATGGCGGATCCATTGGCGTTATCGTCTACGCAACGCCAGGGAGCTGGCCGGCAAGCGGGTGCCGCGGTGCGCGAGGGTATCAGTGGGTTGGCGGATCTTATAGGGCAAGAAGGACCGATGGAGGTTGCCACCCGGGGGCTGCGGGCTGCTGGCGAAGGTATTGGCCAGCAAATAGACGAGCGGGGCTTTGCGGCTTTTTTGGGACCGGAGAACCTTATTCCCGGGGGTAAGTTTCTGGCGGCGCTCGGTATGGCGGCGCCGGCGATGGGCAAGGTGGGGAAAGTGGCTGCGGCTGCGGCAACTCCTGGTCGGATGGACTTGAAAGTATTCAAGCATCCAACAAAAGGCCCAACGCAGCGATCAATAACGGAAACGAACCTTAGAGAATTATCACAAGACGATGCTATAGCGGCCTCGATAAAAGGCGTTCATCTCAAGCGAGACAAGACAGGTCAGTATGTAGGGGCTCCGAGAGGCGTCAATACGCCGGCGAAGTTAAACGCATTGCGCGAAAGCTATGACAGGCAACTGGAGGACGCCGCCCTGGGCGCCGATTGGTATAACCGTTCAAGGCAGGGCAACATCGAGGTGACAGGCGACCCAATGGCGCCCTCGAACCTACAGCCAAAGATGACCAAAGGCGATGTGGTTGCTGATACGTGGGGCATGACCTCGGGTGTCCGCTGGGCCGAGGTCAATTTAGGTGTAGCCACTAAGATGATAAACCAAGCCGCGGTAGGTAAGCCATCGTTGACTGGCACCATGCCGGCAATCAATAAGAAAATAGAAGATACCCTGCTTGGGGGAGTACGGCAGACCGAGGATCTGCAAAAATTAGGCGTTTTTGGTACGAATATTAACCCGAATGTTCCTTATGCGACTACCGGCGTCAATGACATATGGCATGCCCGCGCATGGGGGTATAAAGAAGTGGACGGCTCTATTTGGAATAGCGGACTAAGCCCAGCGCAACACGCTTTCTTAGATGGTGAAACGATGCTGGCGGTCCATCGAGCTAATGTAAGACAAATAAACGGCAAAACCGATTGGAACGCGGCCACCGCTCAAGCGGCGCCGTGGGTCGAGGGTAAGGCGAAAGGTTTAATAGACAGAAAAGCCACCACCATAATTGAGGCAGCACAGAAGGCGAAAGCCAAGGATCGTTCGGTGACTGTTCCCACCTGGCAACAGGCGATGGACATTGTAACCAACGAGCGAGGCTACGACATCGACGCAGCCCGCGCTGAAGCAGCGAAGACGTATACTGACTTCTTCGATAAGCATACCGCTTTTGCCAATTACGAAGCGATACCGGGCGACAAGACCGGTCATTTGCCGGCGATGTTAGAAGCGGGCGACGATATAAAAGAGGAATTTACTGAGGCGCTTACTT